TTTAGAAGTAATTAACACTCAAATTAAGTGTATTTCTCCTAATATTAAAGAACCTCATATTTGGGGTCTTTGTGATGATGTTAATGGTTTAAAACTTATACCTGCTCTCATTTTAGATATTGTAGATAATACTGCTGGACAACCTATGATTATTCATGATGGTAGTACTTTAGCTGGTGATTCCGGTATGCATTTTGTTGATAGATATGGTCATTCATTGGCTATTCATAAAGGCACTTTACAGGGTACTCCTGTACGTAATGTTGCTGTTGCCATTGATGCTCGTCTTAATATGTTAATGAGAGCTAATGGCCCTCTACCAAAAAACTTGCAACGCCCTCTCAGGCAATAGTTTTGCCTAGTATTAATTTTACTTTTGTAAAGATTAAATATGCGCAACCATTGTCTGAGTTAAAGAAGTATTATCATAACAAAGAGTTGTATGATTATGCTAAATCTAAGGGCTATTTTATTCCAGAAAAACACGTTTTTGCTGGTTTGAATTTAGAATTATTGAATAAAGATTTCCAAAAATTTCATCATGCTATACCCTGGTATCCTAGTGACGATTGTCTTACTAGAACTACTAGAGTTTTTGAATCCATATTTGCTCCTGTCTTCTATGGCAGTGATATTATTTCTTTCGAGGCTGCTAAACATAGGGCTGAGAAAAATTCTTCTTGTGGTAAATATTTTAGTGAACTTGGTTTCACTAAAAAATCTGAAGTGTTAGATTTCTTTTCTTCAGAACTTAATGACCTTGTTAATGATGTTTTTCGTGGAGAAGATATTCCTGTTTTATGGAAAGCTTCTCCTAAAGCTGAGGTTCGACTTACCGGAAAAATATTAAATCCTGATTCTGCCAAAAATAGTATTCGTACTTTTTTAGCTGATGATATATTAAATTATTTTGTTGGTTTAATGCTTTATTCTGATCAAAATGATCGTATTCTTTCCCTTTGTCGTACTAATCATTGGTCTGCTGTTGGTATGTCAATATTTCATGGTGGTTTTGATGAATTAGTTCGTATTCTTACCAGAAATAAAAAACATAAATGTCGTGTCCGCTCTTATGATATTAAAAAGATGGAACGTTCT